CAGATTAGCCAGCAAGCCCTTCTTAAAAGCAACTTTTGCCATATCGTTTCCTCCTTATTTTGTTTTGCCCGTAGCGGGAATCTCCGCTACGGGCTTTTTCTTTACCTGAAATCAGGCAGTTGCCTCATCGCCCAGGTCGCCCCAGACAATACTGGACATAACAGCGTCCAGGTTGGCCTTATCCTCGGCGCTCATCGCACCGGCGGAAGTGGCAGTGGCGACAGCCATGCTAATGCCATCAGCGCCAACGGCCAGACCGTTTGCGTTTGCCTCATCCACCTTGACAGAGACGGTGTTGTTGGTCACACTGATGCCGTCACCGGCCTTGACAGTGTCAACCAGACCCTTCAGAGGGATGTAGATGTGGCTCTCCTCTGCGTTGGCCACAACAAGGTCAACATAGGGGTCGCCCACCGCAGCACCGGCGTAGGGGGTATTGGCGGTCTCAACAATCTCATAGGTGCCGCCGCTCAACACAGCGTCCTTGGGAATGTTGATAGCGTCGCCGACATAGGTGTCAGCGCCCTCGGCAGTCCGCTTCAGCTTGTAGGTGGCGGAGAAGCCATCCTCCGGTGTTGCCTGCTTCTCAATGGCGAACTCAACAGCGCCGGAAGCCGCAGCAGGGGACACAAACAGGCCGTCCTCCTTCAGCTCCAGGGCGTTGCCCTCGCTCTTGGAAACCTGTACGCCGATGGTAGTGCCGTTGTCATCGGAACCAAGAATGACGCTGGCATCCACAGCAGTCAGGCCGATTGCGCCGCCGGACGCCAGACTGTCCAGCTTCGCCTTGTCGGCGGCGGACATCAGGCCAGACGCCAGGGCGGTCGCTTCGGTGCCCTTGCCATAAAGCACCTCGCCCTTGAAGAGCTCCTGCGTGTCGGTCAGCCAATACAGGGTATTGACATCCTTAGTGGCAATGGCGTCATACTGAGCACGAGTACCCTGCTTGAAAATCACATTTGCCATAACACAATTCCTCCTTGTATGTTGTTCTCTATATAAACGCTATCTAAGCGCCTATATCGTTACATATCCTCCCAGACGTAGCCAGTCTCTACGCCCGGAGAATCCATGCCCCCTTCGCCAATGTCACTCCACTCATCATTGGGGTTGAGGTCAACCGGCTCGGGCACTTCGCCAGGCTCGGTTTCCACAGTAAAGGTGAGCACCTTGTGGGCATCAACGTGCGGCACATAGACAGAGCCATCCTTGCCCACAACTTTGCCAAGGTTCTGCGTTTCTTCATCATCGAAAGTGACGATGAGGTCGCCGTCTTCGTTGATTTCCATGTTGATAATGCCACGAGCGGTATCCGCACGGACAAAGATGGGGTCGCCCAGAGGAACCTGCGTAGTATCCACAATGTTGCCCTCCTCGTCCAGAATGGGGATGGTAGACACCAACTGAATGGTGCTGTCCTCCTCGTTGAAGACGATGTTATCCGCCTTGGCCGCCACAACCTCATCAGTCTTGTCGATACGCTCATGCAGCTCTTTCTCGGCCTTCTCAACCTTATCCTCCATGTACCGCTGCATCTCATAAATGAGTCTCAGGTTGCGGTCTGTAATGTACTCATCCATATTCTTAGAGTCAATGACCTGCAAGAAGCACTCGCTGCTCTTTGCGATGGTGGGATGCCGGGGAGGGCCGGAGAAGATTTGCAGGAATGTGCAGATTTCACCGGCATACCGGGACAGGGTGCAGGTGATAGGGAGATGATACTTATAGTACCGGTCGTTGTATGGCTCGTCCTCCCGCACCAGCAGAGCAATGTCCGCCGTACCGTCTGCACGGATATAGCTCAGATATACGGTGGCCCGCTCCATATCAATATTGCCTACCGTCATGGGAATCAGGTAGGTAATCGTTCTGTTGAGGTGGTCGCCCCTATAGATGGGTTCTCTTTTTGTCATGCAAAGATTCATGCTCTCATCGAGCTTAATGTAAATCACCCGTTTCACCTCCGTTTCTTATAGGATGACGTAATCAACGTCGTTGAGCGACATATCGTCATAGGCAGAGAGTGTGTCGGCATCCATTTCATAAAGGAGCCTGTGGCGCTTGACAATGGCCTCTACCTCAAAAGGCACAATCTCCAAAGCATTCTCTCCTGGAACGAAGAATTGCTTCAAAGTTCCTACCATGGGCAATGGCTGGATTTCAATGGCGCTCTCTGCCGCCAAATACTTTGTCATCTGCCCACCAAGCACCTGGCTACCCAACGTAATCGGGAAGGTGCATCGCCCCAGTGAGAATCGAATCTCTGTCTCAGCGGCCTCGCCGACAATCTGGATTGCCGAAGGGGCTGCTGTACAGCACAACCGATAGAAAAGGTCGGTTGGCTCTGCGCTGACAACGATAGCGGACTCCGCTTTCTCGGAAGCCTTCTTTTTCGTCCGCAGCGCTTCTGCCTCCAACACAAGCTGGGAGGACGCTCGTTCCAAGTCACGCTTGAATGTCGCCTCGACACTGGATACGACTTCTACTCCAGACTGTCCTCGGCCAAACGGCTTTTTTACATATGCGCTGACTGGGAATGTTTTAATCTGCAAGCCATTCTCAACGGTTGTGTAGGAATGGGCCAGCAGACTGAGCCTTTCCGCATTTACCTCCAAGGCAGAAATATCGGGGTAAGAGGAGTAATGCACCTGAAACTCTGCGTTTGCGCCGAGCACAACGCCGTTGTTCAGTCGCTCCAGGCAGGTCTTAATCATCTCGTCAATATGAGAGACCAGCACGGAGCCGGACTGAGCAGCGGCAAATTTTTGCAAGGTATAGCTTTCAAGACAGGTTTCAAGAATCAAGCGCTCCATAACTGTCAAGCCGTCACGATACGGAATGGAATAGACGATGATGTCGCACTGGTGAAGACGTTCGTTCAGGTAGATGTCAAACTCTTTTGCCATATGCGACCTCGCTCTCTACGTTACGCCGGGTTCTGAACCAGCAGTTTCAGATAGCCGGACTTGATGGTCATGATGGTTGCCGTCTCAACACCTCTGGGCGTGGACAGCTCACCGAACATCAGCAGGTTGCCATCGTCGGCGGTGGGGGAGTCATAAATCACATAGTGTGTGATGGTGCCCCAGTTAGCGGTGGACTCATCGAAGTTGATATCCTGCTCATTGGAAACCAGACCGTCAACGGGCTCGCTCAGGTTGGTCAGCAGCAGGCGCTGATAACCGGCATCGGTGGAAGGCTCATTCACGCCGGAACCGTCAATGGCCGGAGTAGAAGAACTAAGGCCGATGTAATACTGTGTGGGAATGGCGGGGGCCTCCTTAGTGTGGAACAGATTGCCCGCCACGCAGTTCAGGAAGTATGTGGTATTCATATCTTCGTTTCCTCCTTAATCGAAAATGGGCAAAATAATAGCCAGTTGCGTGGCAACTGGTTACTGAATGAAGCCCTTATTGATGTTGTTCACGATATACAAAAGACCCTGCTTGGGAATCTCAACGTCACCGCCGATATCCTGGATTTGGATTTGATAGATGTATTTCCCCGACAATCCAACCGTTTCCTTCGGTTCGAGGGTGACTGTCAACACATTGTTGATGGTGGTGTCCTCGTTGAAAATAGCCTCCATCGGCTTCGTCAGAATTGGCGTTCCCATCTTGTTTGTGAAGCTGACGATAGCAAAGTTTGCGGCGCAGCCTGTCAAACTGAAAGGGCGGTGATTCTTGTAGAAGTAGACGTTGAACATAAGGTCTTGCGTCTCGCCGCCAACAAAGTCGATGGTAGGCAATGTATATGGGGTAAGCATAGCCACGCCGGGCATATACATCACCTGCCTTTCTTCATGTTATTTGCCCTTTGCCTTCTCCGCAGCCTTCTGAACGATATCGGCACCGTCCAACATACCCAGGACTTCCTCGATAACGTTGATACTGCCGCTCAGATTGGCGAGATTCTGCTTCCCACTTACGGGGATAGTGTTCAGCGCATTGGCTGCGGCAATCAGCCGCTGCATGATTTCGTCTTTCATGTTCAATCTCCTTTAGCTCATAAAATTCAACTTTGATTCAAACTCTACAATCCGGCTGTTGAGTTCGTCAACAGTGCGGTAGAGCTTTTGAATCATAAAGGTGTTCAGTGCAATGAAGTTCTCGTACCGCAGGTAGCACTGGTCTTCATACTCCCCATGCACATCGTTCAGCCCGGCGGAACGGACGAATCCGGCAAAGTCGCTTGTGCTCATACCGGAATCCAGCAAAGCCCGCTCAACATCCTGGGCGACAAATCCAAGGTGGAACCTGCCGCTGTGGCCGTTATTCATGCGGTAGGGCGTGGGTTTCAGCCCAAGGAAGAACGAGCTGTACCTGTCCATGTCATAGGTGATGCTGTTCTTGATTCTGCGGTCGGAACCTCTCGCCATTTCCTCGCTGGAATAGCACCCATTCGCAGTGACGAAAATGTCGTTGCCGCCTGCGGTCATACGAGTGCCGCCATTTGTGGCGATAACATAGTTATTGGGGTCGGAACCATACATCATGGAGCCATATGTATAACGAATACCATCGTTCCCTCTCGCACAGCAGAAACCGCCGTAGCTGTTGCTAAGCGTAACCTGGGTGGCGTCAATGGTGCCCGCTCGAATATAGTTTGCGTTGATGTACAGCCGGTTGTTGGTGGAGTCACTAAAGATGCCGAACATAGTTCCGCCGTTTGTCAGGATATTGAAGATATCCCGGTCGGTCACAGCCATGTTCATTGCTTCCTGAATGGCGTCCCACGCAAGGTCATACGCCTGGTCTGCGTAGCTATACGCAGAGTTAGCACGGTTATAGGCATCGTTCGCATAGCTATATGCAGAGTTCTGCCACACGTTGGACTCCGAGACATTCGCCCAGTTGATGGAGGAGCCCCATGCCATGGTGATGCTACCTTTGACCGACACATTCCCGTTCCTGTCCACAACAAAATTTCCGTTGCCCACGTTCAGACCATTCAGGTTCAGGTAATCCGCTGTGAACTCATAGTTGCCGTTCATCATGGAGTTGCCGTATCTGTCCTGGAACGATGCGCCGGATACCACGCCTTTGAATGTACCATTTTTGGCAAAGATATCGCCGTTCTTCTTCACCCAGAACGGAGCGCTTGCTGGATTGGTTGCCCCACACCAGAAAGCGTACAAAGAATTGTTGTTGGTGCCGGAGCCGTTCATGGCGACATAGTTGCTTCCGCTCCCTGCATACAGGTAGTCATCCGCAATCGTAAACCCGCCAATCTTGCCAGAAGTAGCCTTCACCGCTCCACGGAAGTAGGCGCTGCCATCCCGAATATCCAGAAAGAAATTGGAGTTTACCGGCATACCATCGGAGTCAAACGTGATGTTCCCGCTGCTGTTGATAAAGGATGGAGTGACGGTCGTACCGCTGGTGGTGAAAAGGTTACCTTTTCCGGCCACAATTCCATAGTCCGGGTCGAGGATAATCTTGCCGCCGGTAACAGCACGGGCAGAGAACGCCGATGCGTTCCCACTTTGGAGGATGAATGTGGCGTTATAGAGCCAAGCCCCGGTCGCATCGACACGGAACTGCATAACCCCTCGGTCATTGGTGTTCTCAATGATGAGGTTGTTGCCCACAATCAGCTTGCCTCCAATGACCTCCGCATTTACCCCGAAGTATTCTCCAATCTCAGGGGAGGCGAAGTGCCCAATAGCCAGCTTGCAGGTGCCCCAGTTGTCATCCGACATGGCAATCATGCTGTCCACAATACGGATTTGATACTTGGAGTCCCCGCCCACATGGATACCAGCGCCGTTGATGATAACGCTCTGATTGGCGGCGGCCAGAATGGTGTTCTTGGCGGCGTCCAGCGAATCGGACATGAACTTTGACACCATGGACGCCTGCCCGACAGTCTGATTGTAGATGTACTTGCTTGCGTCAAAGCTCCGGCTTGTGGAATAGCTGGACTCAATCATATCTTTCAAGGTATTCACGTTGTCATGACGCTTAAACCTATTGGAAAATACGATTGAAAACTGGTTCCGCTCCTCGAAGTCAAGCTCGAACTCAATGATATACGGGGTAATCGTGTATTTCCCCCGCCTGCCGCCCACGTTCAGGTATACACCCTTGCCAAGCTCCAGTTGGTTTCGGAAGGGTGCAAACTCCTGCGCAAAAATGAAGTTTGCGGAATCAACCGAGAACTCATAGGTCGGCGTTGCAACATCGTCGAGCGTATCCACCGCCCACTCATACAGCTCCATCTCGACCGAATACCGCTGATAGTCGCTGACATTCGCCGTTAAATACATAGAACCGGACGCATTGAAGCTGAGGGCTGTCCCCTCGTCTGTCGTGATGTAGATATCCTCTCCCAGGTCTGTCGGGTATCTCGTGGTCGTGGGGCTAACATTGGTCGAAAAGCCGGACAATGTCCCGGACATCGTGACCATGCCGCTTGCCGCCGTTTTGTTGTTCACACGAAGCGTCCCTGCATAGAAGCTCAGAACATAGCTGTTCCCGCCTACTTCGAGCGTACCACGGATGATGTCGCCAGAGATAGCGTTAGAACCGGATAGAGAGAACGTGCCGCCGGACATCGTATACATCCTCTTGCCAAATTGGGCGCTCAGGTCGATGCCGGAGATATCCGAGCCGGATACAGCCAGCCTGTTGTTTGACAGGGGATAGGACTGCCCAGAAACTGTGGTATCCACATCCGTCGCAACAAATGTGTCCTCCGTGATGTCCTGCTCAATGAAAAAATTAGAGAGCTCCCGATATTCAGCCTCTGTGAAGTAGTTGGAGATGGAGAGTTCGTTTGCGATGGCCTGAATTTGCCCCGCATAGGAAGATGGAACAGTCGGGTCAAGCTCCCGCTCAATAGAAGCGATGGTACTCTCCTGTGCCCTGACCTCGCTGGTTTTGGCGGCAATTTTTCTGTTGATATCGTCCAGCAGAGATTGCTGGTATGTCTTTCCTGCAGACGTGATTTCCATAGCGTGTGCCTGGATAGTCACGCTCTGCTGAGCGGTCAGTGTTTCAAGCTCGCCCTTCAAATCGGCAAGCGCGGCCTGGGCGGTCATCAGTCTTGCGGTTGCAGACGCACGAAGGCCGGTCAGGCCACGGTAGTATTCCTGCCGGTTCAGAATACTTCGCTGCCACGATACCCACTTGGAGGCCAGAGGCTCCCGAATGTCCCCGTTGGCAATAAAGTACGACAGGTCGTAAATCCAGTTGGTTCCAATGGGGTTCACATTGCGGATACTTAGCTCATCCGAACCATAAGGCCGAATCGCCGTGACCAGCTCGTCACTCTTCTCCTCGATGCCAAGAGACTCAATCAGGTTGTCAAAGTCCAGATAGACGGGCAGCGTGGGCCGCTCTTCGTCTGCATCGTAAACATTGATGGTCTTCTTGTAGGTGTCGAATACAAACACGCACCGGTACTTTTCGGGGGCGTGGTTGTACATAAACGAGAGCAGATAGTCATCGTACTGGTCGAATGTTCGGTACTTACCAATCAGAGACGGGGAGACGTACCCGACGCTCCACCCGATAGCCACCTCCAGAATCCGGCCAAGCACGGTATCGGTTTGGGAGCCGGGGTTCCAGAAGTTGAATGTGCCTTCTTCCAGAAACAGCTTCTTACTCTCCAAGGTCTTCTCATAAGAGTAGCCCTTGACGTGCTTGACCTCCATGATGCCGTCGGCTTCGGTCTCCGGGTTCATCGTCTCGTACACACCGTAACACTTGGTGTAGATTTGTTTGTACCCTGTCACATCGTCATAGAGTGGGTTCGGTTCGCCGTCGATAACCGCAGGAATATCGAAAGAGATTTCGCTGGGTTCGGAGAACTTGATGTTTAGCTTGAGATTGTGGACGCCGGGGATGATACCGACCATCTTGTCGCCAAGGGTTTTCAGCACAAGCTGGGGCGTCTCCGGCAGACCATTAACGTCAAACTCCAGTTTGGAGTAATCAAGATACATTTCGCTCCCTCCCTTTACCCTGCGACGTTATACAGCAACCGGCCAGAGATAATCAGCGGCCCCTTCCCGGTCACGGTCAGGTTGTTATCTCCGTGAACAAACCGGAAGAAATTCAGATTGAATCCGTCATACAGATTGACATTAGACGTGGTATCCTGGATGATGCCATTGTCGTTGTCAATCACCGCCGTAATGGACGATGGGATTCCAGTCAACTTGAACTCCCGGTCGTTGTCGTTGTGGTTTACAATACTCAAAGTACCGCCGGAAGTGGGCACATAGGTAAGTATTGGCTTGACATACTCCCGGACGGAGCTGTCGTTTCGGAACAGGATGTCTGCCGCTCCATTGATATCATACCTGTATTCAAACGGAAATCCGTAAGCATACGGGCAGTCACACACAACCGTTGCCTCAAACGCATAGGGAATCCATCCGTCTGTGATGGGCTGCAACTGTGTGATAAGGCATCTGAATTGCACCCGCTCCAAGTCGGGTTGGTCGATAGAGAGCCATTGGTAATCCTGATGGCCGGTCAGCCAAAAGGCGATGTTCTCCATCTCATATCTGTCCAGCGGTTCCAGCGACCCGAACACCAACTTGAATTGTAGCGGGGAGCTGTGATAGTTGACGCCATAGTGGATGGGCCGGATACGGTTGTTCGTTCTGGTCTCAACAATTTTTGCGATATTCCCAAACGGGACATCGCTCTGCGTATGACTGCCGATGTCGTAAATCATCAGACCGTACATGAGCGAAGATTCGCCCGCAAAAGAAAACTCATAACTATTGAACAGCTTCCTCACTTCCTCTCCGTTTGAAATAGCGTAGAGGGAGGCTCTTGCGGCCTCCCTCTAAACGCTTATCGTTTGATGTTGAGCTGGTCAAGCAGCTCGTTGGCCTGCTGCCGGGTGATGGCACGGTGCTTCTCCACGGTCTCCTCATTGGTGCCGGTGATATAGGTGTCACCGAACTCAATACGAATCTCGTGGTTGTCAGAGATGTTGGCCGGAACATCGGCCTTTGCATCTGTCAAGCCGCCAGTGCCCGCCAGAGTCTGCCGCATATCTGTGGACTTCATCAGTTCCGCGAACTTATCCGACAGCGTAGTGGCAAACTCGACCAGCCGGTACAACCCCTTCTCCTTCTGCTCATCCAGCACAGCTTCGCCCTTTTCGAGCACTGCCATGATTTCATTCTGCTTTAGGGTGGGGTTATCGCCAGCAATACCGCCCTTGTGGTAGATGTACTTGCGGTACTTATCGTAGAGCAGTTGACTGGAACCGTCCATATACCAAGTGCCGTTGTCACGGTGGGTCTTGACGCCATACTGGGAAAGCATCGTGCCGAGCTGCAAGTTACGGTTATCAAGCCATTTCTTGCGCTCCTGGGTGGCTGTGTGATGCTCTTGGCTGTTGGCGTACATCTCCTTGATAATGGCGTGGATAGAGTCCTCACTGGAGCTGGAGCTGTGATTGCCGGTGGTGCCGACGACCCTGTTGTTGGTGGTTCCGCCCGTGCTGGTAGTGCCACCACTGGTGGAGGCTGCGATATCAGCGTCGATGTTGTTGAGTGCGGAGACGTAGCTGCCATACCGCTGTGCAGCAGCTAAACAATTTTCCCATGCAGTAGTGATTTCAGAGTTGAGCACAGAACCATATTCTGTGTTCCATGCAATCAGCTCGTCATACAGCGTGTTCCAATGCTCCTCAATATAGGCAATGGCCATATCATACAACTTCTGATAGCTACTGATGGTCTCCTCCAAAGCCTTAATCTCGGCGTCTTTCTCGTTCTCATATGCCGTCTGCATATCGTCAAGCGCTTCCTTCTGCGCATCAACGGCGTAATCAGACTGGTCGTCGGCAAGCTCCTTCTGAAGCTCTGCCATCTCTTCCTCCAACTTGATTTTCTTCGCCTGCGCATCACGGCTGTCATCCAGGGAGAGTGCATTGATTTGCTCCTGGAGCTTGGCGATTTGCTTCACCTTATCTGCAACCTTATCCTCGTACTCAGCCTCCTTCTTGGCGGCGTCGAGAGCCTCTTTACGAAGGTCGATGATATCGGCATAGGCATCTTTCAGCCCCTCAAGTGCGTCAATCTGCTGCTGAATACGATGTTTCAGCATATCCATAACATACTTGAGAATGTCATCCAGACCGGCCTTCATATTCTCAAGTTCTTTCTTGAGGTTCTCGCTATACTCACCGGATACCTTGCCGATACCGGCCACCGTGGTATTTGCCAAATCCTCAATAGCCTGAATGTTGTGGAGTGCCGCCGCATACTGGCTGTCGTTCAAGTCGCCCATACTGTGCATAAGCTCCAGCTCCGCATAGGCAAGGCCGAATGTGGCGTCTGTAGCTTTGGTGGTTGCAAACAGCAGAGTGTCGAGGTTCTCGATAGCCCCCTCCTGAAGAGCGAGCCGGATGCGCTCCACATAGGTCAGGGCCTGCTCTGCGGCCAGTTGCCGAACCTTGGCCTCAATGACCCGGTTGATACTCTCTTCGTTGATGACCAACAAACCATTTTCATCTCGGAGGTACTGCATATACTGCGGGCCGAGCTCGATAATTTTCTGGAATGCGTCAACGGAAATAAAGCCGCCGTTGTCAGCAAACTCATCGGCGGCAGCCTTCAGCACATCAAAGACATTCTGAATCTCATCGACGGCATCGCTCGCCGTGGTGACCAGGTCTTTCAGATAGTCAATGACATTCTGTTTTGCCTTCTGAATCTCGGCGTTGAAATCCCGCAGAGAGTCTGCCCCCTCCTGATTGGCGGTGTTCAGGTCATCCAACGTATTGATGAGGTCTTCGGTACTCTCACGCAGCTCATTGGTCTGCTCCTGCGTATCGCCCTCAAGCTCGTTGAGGTGCTCCATGTTGCGCACCATGAACTCATTGGTCTCAGAGTTGTAGTCAATCTCAAAACCAAGTGCCTCCAGCTCCTTGATGCCATTGCGGATGGTGTCGCTCCTCAAGGAATTCAGCACTTCAAGGGCGTCGATTTCGTCACGGTACACATTGATGAGCTGCTGGGTCAAAGCAATCTTTTCCCGTTCAGACCCGGCATTTTCGATGCCGAACTGCAAGGAACTCAGCCGAATCTGAATTGCCTCCAGCCGCTTTAGCGCCTCGTAGTAAGCATCAATATCGGCAAGATACTCCTCAAGCTCGTCCTTGTCCTCATCGCTCGTCTTCCCATTCTTTGAGGACGAACCGCTTCCACCATAGAGAGATTTCAGGTCGAGACCCTTCATCTTCTCCAGGTTACTGATGATTGTCTGGTTGGCGGTTATCTGGTCTGTGAGCGTCTGGACTCTCTTTTCGATGTTGTCCTTGTATTCTGCAGACCAGTCGTCAACCGACTTCCCGTCAATGGTGTAGTCGCCCTCAATCTGCGTCTCAATCGTTACATTCCCGACAGACACTTGCCCAAGGTTCTGGATGCCGTCGGTCAGGCCGACAAAGCTGGTGTCGCCCGCGAGTGCCTTACCAATATTGGTTCCAATATTAGACAGCAGCGTTTTCAGAGAACTTCCTGCCCAGCTTTTGAGTTTTGTCAGATACTGCGGGAAGGTCTTCAGCGCCCCGGTCAGACCATCGGAGTGACCCTCGATAATCATATCACCGAGCGCTCCCCAAATTGGCTTAGAGGAATCGACCTCATCACCCTGCTGCTCCAGCATCTTCCCAAGCATTTCCTCGTTGACATCCAGTACCCCATCGCTGTATGTCACGAAGTTCTGTCCTTCAAGGTCATGCAACTCATTCAAAAGGCGCTGATATGCAGCCTCAGAGTCCAGCTTGCCATTGGCCTGAAGGTCTGCAATCTCCACGACCTTGTTCTTCTTCTCGTTCTCCAGCTCAATTTGTTTTTGGATAAGCTCATTGGTTGCGGTAAGCTCCGCAATTTTCGTGTCAATAAGCGCATCATATTCGGCCTCGTAGGAGCCGAGAACAGAGTTGAGAAGTTCCTGCTGATTGGAGATAGATGTGTCTGTGAAAAGGTCGGACGCTTTCAGGAGGTCTGGGTACTTCATGGCGAGCTTCGCCAGCTCCGCAACAGTCAGTGCCGTGCCGGACTGCAGCGTGTTCATAGCGCTTGCCACATCAGATACGCCGCTTTCAATGTCGCTCAGCCCATCGACTACGGAAGAGAAGTCCCAAACGTTAATCGTCTTAGACCAGTCAACATTGAGGTACTCCAGTTTCTCCTGAAGCTCCTCAAAGGTCATGCTGTTCTTGCTCGCAGAAATATTGTAATAAATCTGCAAGACCTCGCTGATAGAGAGATTGCTGACCTCGTCATCGAATTCGTCCTGCAACAAATTCTTTGCGTGCTGAACAGCCCTCTCAATATCATTGTTCAGAGCCGTGGAGTCTTCGTCAATACCGAGAGATGTGCGGATATAGAGCTGTAAATCCTCATCCTCTACATTATCAATCGCATCAAGAAGTTCCTTAACCTTGCGCTGGTACTCCTCAACAGACAACTCGCTACCGTCAACATCCAAACCAAGTTGGAGAGAAAATCCAGTATCAACGAGCTCCTGGATTTCCGGTGTAAATTTTTCGACAAACTCGTTGATTTCAACCTTGATTCGGTTGATTGCGTCTTCGTCGATAACCTTGCCGCCAAACCATCCCGCCTTTGTAATGTCGTCCACCCCAAAGGAGTTGACAAAGTCGGAAATGATTTCTCTCGCATTGGAGCTGAGGTCTGCGTACTGCTGGTTGCTCTCGGCCACAAGTTTCAGTTGGTCGGCAACATCTTTGTTGGCCTGGGCAAGCTCGCTCTGGACATCGGAGTATTCGCTGGCAGCGCTTTTGACCTCCTCGACCGCATTTACAAAGGCATCGCTGGATTCAAAACCGGCGGCTTCAAAGTCAATGCTGGGA